ATAAGCAATGGAAAACAATAAAATTTATGTAAGCGAACAGGAATATTCCCGTCTTTGCAGATTAGATGGGAGGACGGATGCATTGATCGGGTATATCGCAATGGCTGAAAAGGAGTATGAATCAAGAAGAAACACTGAGTTTACCACATATAACACAGATGACGATAAGTATTTTTTAGATGCAAATGTTGTAAAAGCAATTATCGGCATGGAGGACGAATGATGTATGTAGGTATCGGACCGGAGAAAGACACGGTAGTAACAGAAGATCGGGCGTTTGAATATGCGCTGGAAAGATGCTTACACGGGACACCGGATGAACGGGAAGAGTTTAAAGAGATGCTGGTGGAATGGTTTTACTCCGGTAATTGGGTACATGAAGAAAGTGAGGAATCTTGCAATGCTTAAAAGCTATGGAGAAATGAGAAAAGTAGATGTGAAACCATATCTTGAAAAAAGAGATGGCATGGATTACTTAAACTGGGCGATGTGCATTGATTTATTGCACAAAAACGGCGCTGAAAATGTTTATTTTACACCGATTCCAGATCCAGAAACAGGAAGTAGCTTAAGAATGACAAAGGCAGTGTTTAAAGACAAAAACGGAAACGAAAACAGGTGTTATGAAACCAGAATCCGTGTTGTTATAGACGATGAAGTATATGAGATGCAAACACCTGTGATGAATGGGGCAAACCCTGTAAAAGACAACTCTATGAGTCAGCAAAGAGTCTGGAACAGCATGTGCAGGGCGTTTGTGAAGTGCGTAGCAATACATACCGGCTTAGGGTTCGATTTGTGGCTTAAAGAGGAATACAACAAGATGTATGCTCAAATACCGGAAACGGGGGAAAACAGAGCGTCTGAAGCGAAAATCAAGACTCTCAAGAATCTATGCGTATCTCACGGCATCAATCTTGAACGATGGTTGAGAGAAAACAATAGGACTGAGCAGACACTTACCGAGACAGAAGCTGCAACAATGTTAAGCACAATAAAAAGGACTTACGGTGATGATTGATGAAATTCACAGGAAAATTAAAAGGCCGTTTGATAGATTGCCACACCATCCTATTCGAATCCGAAGAGGACTTCCGACAAGCCTATGATGAGTTGAAAGATTATGAGAAATTAACGCTTGAAATAAAGCCATACAGAGCAAAAAGAAGCCTTGATGCAAACTCTTATTTGTGGGTGTTGCTGGATAAATTAGCAGACAAGCTGGATATTACCAGATGGCAAGCGTACCTAAATGAATTAAAATCCCACGGTGCTTTTGAGTACATACCGCTCAGGGAAAAAGACATCTATCTGGCACAGTCAGTGTTCCGGATTGTGATAGATCGTGGAGCGCAGGAAGTAAAAGACCTAAAAGGGAGAGCTGAAACATTACACACTCTGCAATGCTACAAAGGGTCAAGCAAGTATAACACCAAAGAAATGAGCAGACTCATCAAAGGCGTGTTGGAAGATTGCAGAGAGGTTGGAATACCAGATGCAGACCTTTTGACCCCAGATGAAAAAGAAGAGCTT